GGCGGCGGTCGATCCGTCGTTTGCAGAGTGGTTCAGGTTCAGGGATGGGACGAAGACAAGGAAGGTGAAGTGATGAACGTGTTTTTCAAGGGTTGTACGTGGGTGGCCATCTGTGCCGCTTTGTCTCTTGGGCGGAAAGTTCCGTCAGAGCCGTGGCCTTGGTTGATTGTGACGTTCTGTGTGTATCTGGTTGCCTACTTCGCGTTCGAGTTCGCCCTGAAAGAGTCTGAGAGAATCGGCTACCAGCGTGGGCGCAACTCAATCGGGAGGATCAACTAATGCGAATCGGTGATTCAGTGCTGGGGACGTATCGCAGGACCAATCTTGCCCGCACGGTGGCGGTGTTCACCGACGAGCGGTGTACGGGCTGGATTGATTCGCACAGGTACCCGCTCGGCTTTTACTGGGTGCGGTTCGTCACCGCAGAGGGCGAGGTGAGGCAAATGAACCACGAAACGGAGATTCATGGCGACCCGCGCCAAGTGATGCCCAAACTGCGTGTGCTGGCGAATGTGCGGGCGAACGCGAAGACCCACATGCGGGCCGGTGGTGAGGTTCAGTGGGAGAACGGCATGGACTATCGAACGCCACGGCCCGTCACGCCAGCGGAGGCGTTGGATGAGTTGGCGGCTATTGGGCAAGAGGAGGTGATTCTGTAGTTGCCGCTTCCCTCCCCGCCGTGGGGATTCTGGTATACTTCCGACGCTGCCGGAGTTTCAATTGATCGCACCACTTCACAACCCACAAGCCCCCTCTGTCGATGCCGTATCACGTTCAATCGTGACTCCGGGCAGCCATCGGCAGGGCGGGCTTGTGCTTTGTGGATTGGTGGGTGGGGCATGAGCGGGGACTGGATCAAGATGCGTACCGACCTGTCGGTAGACCCAGCCGTTATCAAAATGGCGCGTGATTTCAAGAAAAATCGGGACGAAATCGTCGGGATTTTGCATCGGACTTGGGCGTGGGCAGATGGTGCCACGGCCGACGGAACGGTGTTAGGTGTCACGCTTGACGACCTGAACGAAATCATTGGCATAAAGCGATGGGCGCAGGCGATGCAAGATGTTGGCTGGCTTGAAGTTGTGGACGGTTCTATCCGCTTCCCAAGGTTCGATAAACACAATGGGCAATCTGCCAAACGCAGGGCTACGGATTCCGACCGAAAGGCGAACAAGAGAGAGGAAGAGTCCAAGAATCGTCCGCAACCTGTCCGCAATTTGTCCGCATCGCAAGCGGACAGAATGAGGACTAGAGAAGAAGAAGAGGAAGAGAAGAGTCTTTCTTCGACTTCATCAAAAAACACGCGGGCGAGAGTTAGCGATCCGATCGGGTTGGTATGCAGCGTAATCGAGGGCGGGTTTGTTTCTAAGTCTGGCGAGTTGCTTGCCGGTGCTGGCGAGATGTATCAGGCCCGCGAACGGCTGACGCGGCTGTTGGCCGATCCGTGGCGTACCGGAACCTGCGCCGACTTCGCGCCCGAACTGGCCGACCTGCTTGCCTCACAACGGTTCGCCAGCGTCCGGGCGGCGGTGAACTTTGTGGAGTCCGTCTGCCGCCGTTGCCGACGCGACGACTGCCTGCCGGGTGATCCGATGAAGGGCGGGAAGGGCTTGACGATCCAGCGTGAGCAAGAGCCGGAAGTATCCGACGTGTGGAGCAAAGTGCAATGAACATCCGCGAACAGGTCAAAAACATCCTCGTCACCCTCTGGCCAAAGAGCAAACTCCCGCCAGAGGTGCTTACCGAAATCGTCAACCGGCTGGCAACGTGCCGCCTGCCGATTGAGCAAATCGACGCGATGCTCCGATCGCATCGGTTCGAGTGCGACAAGGCCCAATGGTCGCCTTTCACGCCAGATATCTTCAAGCGAATCAACGCGATCCGCAACACGCGCGGCGTGACAAAGACCGTGGACAAGACAGCGGAAGCGGCGGCACGCGAGGCCAACGAAATGCGCTGGTCTGCGATCGTCAACACCGACAGGAAACGGAGATTGGTAGCGGCTTTGGAGTGCATGGACGTGGGCGACTTGGATGAGTTTGTGAAATCCAAACTTGCAGGGTTCATGGATGCGCAAGCCGAGTTTGCGGAAGAGATTTGGGAGCAGGCCAAGATCAAACTCGGCAAAGTCCAGACATGGACGCCCGAGCGGATAGCCGATTGCCAGCACGCCCGCATTGTTCTGTGCCGGTGCTTGAACATCTCGCTGGACACGCCGCGATACGACCCCGAGCGGAAGTACCCGGAGATACCAAAGCCAGCCGGAACCGATCGGTCGCTCGTTTCCGGGGTTGACAAAATGCTCACGGAGGTCCGCAAGTGAAAACCACCCCGCGTTATCTCACGCCCCGCGAACTCACCGCCATCTGCAACGCCGTGGACCGCGTGACCGGCGAACTCGATGTACTCCGCCACATGGCCGCCGACCAGAACCGGCGCAACCGGATCGAGATTGCCACTGTCACCGAGCAAATCGAAACCCGGCGGGAGATTGCCAAGCGCGTTCGCGTATTGGACGGGTTGCTGTCGGCGTACTACACCGCTACCGCGTGCGTCTTGGAGCGTGATGGCGATGGAATCGACGGGAAGGCGGCTAGCGTCGATCAGGAGACGTCCGCGTACTCGGAGGATGTTCCGGGTGGGTCAAAATCGGAACTCGACACATCGGATCGTAGTGCGTTATAGCGAAAGGCCGATAACCATGACACCCCAAGAATCGGAAGTGCTGGAACAAATGTCGTCGCACTTGGCCGATCTGTCTATACACCTGTCCGAGTGTCATGCGGACGCGGTGAAGACGAATGTTGATTTCATGGCGTTCCCGGCAGGCCAAGTTCATGCGCTCATCATGGACATCACCATGTCCAATACAGACTCAGGGAAATCGGCGTACCCGTCGCCGCGCAACCGCTGGACAAGGTGTATGAGGGTGAGGAGTACGGGGTGAAGGGAGAGGGGAAGTCATAAACGGAAGTTATCGCAGACGCTCGCCCCATAAACTACCATCCCCTCACGGGGTCAGGGGTGAACCGCGTCTGTGAGTCATAAAGCCGGGATCGTACCGGGCGAAAGTCTGAAATCAATGCCTGCTCGCGCGGGCGCGTAGTGAAAGGAGGGCGTATGCCTATCTGGGTTCAATGGCTGTTGGCGATTCAATGCGTGGTTTTGGGCGGGGCGTTTGTGTCGATCTACTTCCACGAGGCGCGTGAGAAGCGGGATTGGTGCTGGCCGTTCGGGCCGCCCCTTGCGGTGCTGTGCGGCCTTGTCACGCTGGTCGCCATCAGCGCGCTGTTTCACCTAGTGAGAGGTGCCAAGTGAATCTCGAAGTTGATGTGATGGATGGGGATCGGTTTACTGTGTGGGGACCAGATGTTTATCAGTATCGCGGCAAAAACTACAGGTGGGTTTCATTTCGGGTAGTTGACACGTGGGTCGAATCAGAACGCGACGACGAGGAACAAGACCTCGACCTCCCCACCTTCACCCGCTACTGCCAAGGGTGCGGGCTGACGGTGAAGGAAGTGAAGCCCGAGCCGCAGGTCGAAACCATCAAGCCGCCGGAGTGGGCGGTCATTTGGCCCAACGTGCTGTCAACCTGTGCAAGGACTTGGAGACCGCACAGAGGAAGGTAATCAATCGCGGCACTGATCCCCGCGTCGTCCGCATCGACTGGGGGGCGAAGTGAAACCCCGCACCAAAGACCCGATGGCCGTGCTGGGCATCGCCTACCTTGTCGCCGTCGCTATCGCCATGATCGTGTGCGCGTGGGGGATGCTGCAATGACCCCCCACGAACGCGACGTATACTGAGTCAACTTATCTCAGCCGCCCCGGTGCAACCCTCCGAAAGTGCCGGGGCGGTTTGTTTTTGGACCGTTGCGTTATGGAAACGCAACGCGAAACGCAACGCCACTACGACTAGTAGCCAACCACCACACACCTACTACCCATAGTGGGTACACTACCGGCCATGAGCCGATCACTAACCGCCTTGGCCCTCATCATCGCTGGCTGCGTGGCAGTGGCCGGTCTGTCCGCGTTCCCCGGATGTGGGTATCGGGGGCAGGCCCCCGAATCGCATCCAGAGGCAGGCGGGTTCCCGCCCCCCGGTGGCTTGAAGATCGAAGTGCCGGTTAAGACCCCATACGCCGACCGTGACGGTGACGGCAAGGTGTCGTCATCGGAAGCAAACGAGGACGCGAAAAACTACTTCCGCGAGAGCGTCAAGAAGTGGGCCGCGTGGATCATCGGTGCCATCGGCCTTGCGACCGTCGGCATGTTCGTTGCCAGTTTCTTTGTATTGACCATCCCCCGCGCCGCGTGCGGCATCGGCATTGCGTTGATGGCGGCAACGTCGTTCATCGCCTACGTCTTGCTCAAGGTTGGCGTATTGGCTGGCGACATTCTGGCGTGGTCACTCATCGCCATTCTCATCATGTGCATCGCAGGCGGGGCTTGGACGCTTGCCCTTTGGTGGAAGCGGTGGATTCTCTTGCAGCAGGGCAAGGCCCTCACCGTCCAAGCGATTGAACGCGGCGAGACTCCCCGCGACGGCGTGGCACTCATGGCCGCTGGCAGCACCGTTGTATCCAAAGAACGCAAGGGAATCGTCGAGGCATTCGAGAAGGCCAAGAGTGGTCCCGAGTTTGTCAACGTCGTCAAGGCATCCCTCCGCGACAAGGGGATCAACCTGTGAAGCCATGGCTCCCCCAACCCGCGAATTCGTCCGGTGCGGCCGCGCAAGGCGTTCTGTCGCCTGCTCCCCTCATGGCGTGGGCGACCTGCGGGTCCGACGTTGGGCCGCGTGGCATGCCCGATGCGTTGCTCCGTCTGGGGCCGCTCATGTGGGCACGCGATCATGTCGCACCCAAACTCATCGGCAAGGGGATTACCCATTGCGTGATCGCCTACCCCGGCGGGCGCGAGGAGGGCGGGGCGGACCTGCGATTCGACATGGTGTCGCAGGCGTTGCAGTTCGATGACGACGTGCGTGTGCAATCGTGCGGGTCATACGCGGTATGGGCCGACGCTGCACAGATCATCCGTGAGGCCGTTGGGTGCAAGGTGGGTTTCTACCTAGGCACCACCAATGCCATGTCCAAGCCGCTGGTTGTGCATGAGTGCGAAGAGATTGTCATGAACTGGAACGGCTACGCGGACTTCATCGTGATCGACACGCTGGCGGATCGACCGATGGGGCATACCGATCACGTTGCCGCACACCGCCTAGCAGCCGCTGGCTTTGAGGTGTGGGCCGAACCACGCCCCATCGTGGGCAAGCCGCTGTACTCAACCGTGCACATGTGCCTTGCGTCGAAGTGGCACGGGTCTGGAAGTTCATTCGGTGACAGATACCACACGAGCAAGGAAGTGTTCGCGTCGCAAGGCGCGTCGGTGGTTCTCATCGACGACGTGACGGTGAACCCTGAGACGGTGCAACTCTCGCGTGCCGGCGGCATCGGCTGGGCCGTCTCGCCCGCCTTCGTTCCCGTGGTGGGGAGCGCAGGGGGTGCGAAGTGAGCCGCCTTTCGTTGTCCATCGCCGGACTCATCAAGCGACTGCCGAACGCTATCGGCAGCAACGGCACCGCACTGGGGTGGTCGGATTCGGAGTTGGCCAACGTCCGATTCCCGGCGACGTACTACCTGATGCAGACCAATGACTACACGCTCACCAATACGGGCAGCCAGCAAAAGGCGTTCAATCAGGTCACGAACGGCACGCTCACGCTCGCCGCTGGCACCTACGAGTTCGACTGCTTCCTGTACCTCACGAACATGAGCAGCGCGGCGTCGAACAATCTCACGTTCAATGTTGTCGGCGCGGGCACGGCGGTTACAGACCGCTGGGGGCATCACTCAACAGGCCTAGACAACAACTCACCGCTCTCGACGCTGGCGCGTGGTGGCTCGGCAAGTGTCACGGCGGCCACACAAACGAACATCGTCAACGGCGGCACAGGCACCGGCATGGTTTCGATCACGCAAGGCATGTTCCGCGTTTCGACTGCTGGCACGATCATCCCGAGCGTGACACTCCAAACCGCCGCCGCAGCCGTGGTGAAAGCCGGATCATGGTTCCGTGTTCGTTTGGTCGGCTCATCCACTGAGTCATACGTGGGGGCATGGACATGAGCGAAGCCAACGGGCACAACGGGAATGGCAACGGGAATGGGCATCCGCCGATCAACGCCGACGTGTACCCCCGCATTGGCAAACTCGAAACGGGCATGGCGCGGCTCGAATCGAACGTGCAGGTGATCCATGAACAAGTGTCCAAGGTCAACGCGAGCATCGACAAGATCGCCGATTCGCTGGGCAAGTCACGCGAAGCTAACTACCCGTTCATGTGGCAGTTGCTTATCGGGTCCGTCGCAATCACAGCCACGCTAGGCGGCGTATTCATCGCCCCGCTCAGGGCCGCAGATGCCTATCACGAGAAAGATATTGAACGAATCCGCACCGTAGAAATGGCCGATCTACGCCGCGAAATGAAAGAAATGCAGGCCGCGATCCTGTCATACCAGCGTGCCGATCACGATGAACTTATCCGCTTGCAAGAGCGTGAGAAAATGCGGGGGGCGAAGTAATGGGCATCGCATTCTCATCCATTCCGGGCGTCGGTGCTATTTCAACGTGGCCGCAACTCGGCACGTTCGCACTGATTGACCGTCTCTATCGCATCGCCAACTACCGCACGGCGACAACGCCGCGCCATCGCACCGCCAAGCGGTACATCAAGGTTGATACCGTCAATGGCTCATCGACTGGCGGCGGGGGTGCGGGCACCGAGGGCGATCCCTTCAAGGTCCGGCACATGGCCGACTTGAAGACGCTGGTTGCCTCGATCATTGTGAGTGACCAGACGATCTACCTCCGCAACGGCGACTTCTTCGGTGCATCGGCGGCAAACTCGGACCAATCTGTCATCATCTCGCAGGCAAGCGCGAGTGTGTGCGGATGGTCCGATCCGGCATCTCCAAGCACGGTGAAGCCGCAAGTCTCCGGCTTCCGCACCGTGATGAACGGCGTCGATCTTGGATCGAACGTGTACGAGTTCACTTCCGGCGTTCGCGCGTACTGGGTGCGCGGAAAGTCTGCATCATCCGATTACACCGGCTACCGCGATACGCCCTACACCAAAGCATCATCCGCTGCCAATTGCTCGGCAACGCCGTATTCGTTCTACGACGACGGGGCATCCGTAACCCAAGTGAACATCGGGGCGCATGACATTTCCACGATCCAATTCGCCTACGTCACGAGTGCCGGCATCTACATCAACAACGTGGACGACGTGGGCCTGTTCGATCTGGTCGTTGAAGGATTCGGGTTGAACGCACCCGGCACCGCTGGCGGCGGTCAGTGCGTCCGTAGTGAGGCACAGAGTACCAATGTTCACCTCATCTCCGGCTGCGAAATCTACTGGGGTCCATACCACACTGGAGGGCAGTTTGTATCAAACACCGGCGGCAACGTGGCGGGTGGCATTGTCACGCTGGTCGATTGCAAACTCGGCCTGTTCCAGTGGGACGGGTCTGGTGGTGGCGATTGCTGGGTTGGGTACAACTACTTCGGCGGGCAGGAGTGTGTCAAACTCCGCTGCCAATTCACACACGCGGGATTGCCCGCGACTGGTGTCAACGCCATTCGTGGGTCATCGTGCAAGGCGCACACGCAAGGCGTAGCCGCTCCGGTTGGCCTATTCCTCGAACTCGACTGCAACCATGTTCCGACATACTCGGCGTTCGAGAATCGGTACATCTGCCCCGACGTGCCGACCATCACCGACAAGCGATTGACCACCTACTACCGGGCGTTCACACACAACACGCTGGAGAATTGCACGGGTGCTGTCAGTCTTTCGGCTCAGCGTGCGTTCATTTCCAATCGCACCATGACGATCACGCTCACGCCGCCAAGTGGCACATACGGCGAACCACACGGGGCTGGTGCGTCTGCCAAGTGGATCGGCCTGTCTGTAAACGACAGATTCACTATCAACCTCACCGGCTCATGGTCTAAGCGGGTCCGCTACTACAACGCGACGGCGGCACATGACTTTGACCAAGTGCACGCGACGGTGCGAATCACAGGCAGCCAACCGACTGGCATTGACTGGCAGCCCGGCAACTATCTCCAATCATGCTCGCAGTGGAATTGCATCACGTCGAATGAGACGGGGGCAACGGATACGAACCTCACGGGGTCAACGGAACACTTCAAGGAAGCCGATCCAGCGTTGGGTGCTGGCGGGCTGTCCGCTCCTGCAATGTGGGGCATGGTGGCCGGCCAGTTCAACGGCTGCCCCGGACCCGTGACGCTGGCGGCGGCGGCAAGTTACGCCAACCGATCCGCGATCCCCGGCACGATCTTCTCCGCGTCCCTTGCACTTCCTTCCGACATCAAGTGCGAGTACGACGCGGAAATGAAGCCCCGCAGTTCCAATCCACTCACGCGAACCATCGGAGCAATTGAGGCGAGGCCGCTGGGCATCGCCCGTGGATTCCGTGTCCGTTCCCGAACCGCCCGCCGTTCCGCACTTGCATAGGAGTTTGACTCATGGCTCAATCATCGTCGTTTGTCCGAGCGTGTACCCCCAATCGCACGGCATCAGCCGCCGTACTCACCGAGGGAAGGTATCTAGTGTCGTCTCTGTCCGGCTATGGCCTTGTTCCGCTGGGCGATAAACAGTCTGGCACCGACAAGGCAACCAGCGTCATCGCCATTCCGTTCGGCATCGGGTCCGACAACACCACTGGCGTTTGCCGTGTCTGGATCGGCACCTATGACGAGGTGACGCGCGACGGGTCCGCGCCAGAGTGCCAACTCGCCTACTACGGGTCATTGGCTTTCACGCTCTCGACCGCCGTTGGCGTGAGTGGTGGCGTCGGCATTCTCTCCACTGAGAGAATCGCGGACACGCTGGTATGGACCCTCTCGACGACGGCAACGACCCCCAAAGGTGTCGGCGAAGTCATGGAGGGGGCGTTCGGTGCGCCCGCGTCGCGTGTGTATTCCAACGCCGACAACGTACCCGCCATGCTGGTGATTCCCGTACTGCCGCCGTGTGACTTCATTGTCTTCGAGCCCTACACCGGGGGCAGTGCAACCAGCGTGAATATGTATGTTTCCAAGGGCAGTTGAGGGGAGGATTCATGGAAGGCCGCTGGGACAGGATGTCTTTGCGTGAACGAATTGAAGCCGTCGCTCCGGTCATCGGCGTGGATATGGCGGACCCGGATAGGAATGTCCGGGTAGACATTGAATCAGTCGCACGCCGTGAAATGCTGGCGTGGGTGGCATCATGCACCGACGCGCGTGGTGGCTGCCCGACGTTTGCTCAACTCTCCAGAGGGCTGGGGCGAAAGAAGGGCGTGGTTTACAAGATGGTGAAGATGCGGGGTATGCACCGATGCACGCCCGATCACTCTGTCGCCAAGTTCATCATCGGCATCGCGTTGTCGGAAAAGCCGCGTCGGTTGGGCACCTCCGACATTGTGATGCTGTACGGTGCGGTGCGAGAGAATAACTGGCCGTGGCGACGGGGCTGGGCGTTTGCACACGCCAGAAAGGAAGCCAATGAACCGTCCGCGTAAGCCGGTATACGACGCCGATGCCGCTGCCCTATTCCTCATCAAGATTCGGGCTGGCAACTACGTGACTACTGCATTGCACCTGAGTGGCATGAGTCGCGGCACACTGGACCGCTGGCTTGACGCTGCGGCTGAGTATGCTGAGGCCGAGGCACAGGGTCATCGCCCCAACGCCGATTACGCCGTGTTCAGAGACTTCCGCCGCGATCTGGTGAAGGCCGCTGCCGAGGCAGAGGACCGCTTGCTTGCCGACGTTCGGAATCAGGGCGAGCGTGACTGGAAGGCGGCGGCGTGGATCATGGAGCGTCGATTCGGGAAACGCTGGGCGAAGAAGGCAGAGATTGGCGAGAGGACTCCCGAGCAAACCAGCAAGGCGATCAAGTCGGCACAACGCAAGGCCAACTCCGATGCTGGTGTGGCTGGAGACGTTGAACGCTTGGCCAAGTCTCTTTCCGGGAAACTGGGGGCATGAGTGGGCAGGGCATCACTCACAACCGATCAGGCGGTACGCATCGCGTCGGCGTGGTTCCCTCACACGCTGGCAGAAATGGCATCGGGCGGTAAGTGGAAGCCGTACCCGTACTTGCGGTTTATGTCTGAGACGTTGGCGGGAATGATCCGCAAGGGTGGGGCGCGGGTCATCGTGAACGTGCCGCCGCGTCACGGTAAATCAGAATTGCTATGCCGCTGGCTGCCCGCGTGGTTCCTTGAGAATTGGCCGGAAAAGCGGATCATCGCCGCTACGCACGGGTCCGAGTTGGCAAACTCGCACGGTCGATGGGTGCGTAATGAGATTGCGTTCAATGAGTATTTCACGGTCAAACTGAGGGACGATTCGACCGCTGCGAACCGATGGAACACGCCCGAGGGCGGCGGCATGTTGTGCGCTGGTGTCGGCAAGGGAATCATGGGATTCGGCGGGGACTTGCTGCTGCTAGATGATCCGTACCCCGACTGGAAAGACGCCTATTCGATGGCGTACCGCCGGACGCTGCTAGATTGGTTCATCGCATCGTTCACCAGTCGCGCCGAACCCAATGCAAGCATCGTCATCCTTCACCAGCGGATGCACCCGGACGACTTGTCGGCGATTCTGTTGCGCGAGGAACCCGGCAAGTGGACCCATATCAACCTGCCCGCGATAGCCGTAGGCGACGATCCAATGGGGCGTGCGGTGGGTGAGGCATTGTGCCCCGAGCGGTACGACTTGGAAGCACTCGAACAAATCCGAACCGGCGAATTGGACGGCGACCACAAATGGCAGGCCATGTATCAGCAGGCCCCCAAGCGAATCGCATCGGGAGCGGCCTATGCCAAGTTCTCGCCACAGAACATGGACGGTTCGCTTGATTACGTCCCCGCGTCCCCGCTTCAAATCTCATTCGACTTCAACATCAACCCCGGCATGCACGCGATTGTCGGTCAGTACCACCGATTGACCGATGAGTTTGTGACGGTCGATGAGGTATTCGCGCCGCGTCTGGACCTGCTGGGGTGTCTGCGAAAGTTGCAGCCGATCATCAAGCGGCACCAGTGGCCAGCCGTCGAAATCTACGGCGACGCGACAGGATCGGCATCGTCCAGCACCACCGGCCAATCACAATATGACACGATCCGCGCCTTCCTCCATTCGCTTGGCATCGAGGGCCGGTTCATGGTGGCACGGTCAAACCCGCCGATCATCGACCGCGTGGCCGCGTTGAATGATGCCATGCAGGACGTGACGGGCAAGCGGCATTACCGCGTGCATCCGCGTTGCGCCGTGCTGATTCGAGATTATGAGAATGTGCTACTAGACGCACAGGGCAGCATAGATAAAACAGACGGTTCACTCACGCACGCATCCGACTGTGAGGGATACCGTGTTTACTATCAGCGTCGGGCCGGGCGGATCGTCCGCGAAAGTACGTCTAGATTCAGTGTGAGGTGTTGAATGGCTATCGAAATTGGCGGAGGCGGTACACCATCTGGCGGCGGCATAGGCTCGCCAAGTTCAGCAAGCCCCGGCGGGGTGTCTGGTATCGCCACACACAACGCGCGTGTGTCACTCAAGGGCGACAGCAAGGCCGCCGCTGGCACCTATGAAACGTACCGGCAGATGCGATCATCGCCCACTGTGGCGATTGCCCGCGCCGTCGCTACGTCCGCGATCAAGGCGGCTCAGTGGTCATACGAATCGGAGGAAGGCACTCCCGACGAAATCACCTCATTCGTCCGAGAGGAAATGGAAACCCATCGGCGGAAGTTGCTGAATGATGGGCTGCGTTCTCTGGACTACGGCTTCCAGCCGGTGGTTATTGAGTGGGGAATCTCAACAGAGGGCCGCAAGGTCGTCACGCGGCTTGCACCAAAACTTCCCGACGATGTGACGATCGAGGTGTATGCCAATACCAGAGAGTTTGCGGGTATCAAGGTCGTCAAAGACGGCAAAACGACCGTGTATGACGCTGATGAGGTCGTGCTATTCGTGTACGACGCGGAGGCCGATGGCATGTATGGCAGGTCACGAATGGAGAACATTCGGGAACACGCTTGGATGCCGTGGCGGAATCTGGTGAAGCGAATCGGCAACTACGTCGATAAGACCGCTGGCATCGTGCCGATGGTGGAATATCCAGAGGGCGAGTCGATGGACGCGAACGGAACGAAGCGTTCCAACTTCGAGATTGCTGCAGCGATCCTCAAGCAAGTTTCAAGCGGCGCGGGCGTGGCGATGCCCAAAGACTTCTCACCGTGGGCCAATGACTTGTTGAATAAGGGGGCCAATCCCGCCGATCTCATGTCGTGGTCGATCAAGTTTCTTGACACCAAACCCGGACCCGGCTCTGAGTTCCTTGCACTGTCTCAACACTTTGAGAGTTTGCAGATGCGTGGCTGGCTTGTCCCAGAGCGGACGGCTATCGAGGGTTCACGCGGAACGCTGGCCGAGGCCGAGCAACATGCCGACGTTGCCCTTGCCGTGGCACAGGAAGACGCTGATTGGATTGCGGAACAGGTTACGAATCAGGTCGTCCGCAAACTCATCCGCGATAACTTCGGGTCCGCGTGGGAGAAGTCGGTGCGAATCACTGCCGCGCCCATCGTGTCCGACAGCAAGGCGTTCATCCGCCAGATTGTGTCGGCGGTGTTCACGAATCCGAACAATGTGGACTTGCTGAGTTCGATGCTGGATTTTGACGCCATGATCGACCAATCGAATCTGCCCAAGGCGAAGCAGGTGGTAGAGGTAACAGACACCGGAACCCCGCCTGTTCCATCGACGACAGCCGCCAAACTCGCTCGCTTCATCACGTCAACCATCACGAATGAGGGCGAATAAGTGACAGTGACACCGGCACAACAGGCGCGGGCCGACCGCATGGCGATGGAACAGGATCACCTCGTCGCCGCTGGTGTTTCGTCGTCGCGTTCCATCGTCGCCAAGATTCGTGCCGATGTGATTCGGGCGTGGCGTGCCGGCGGGGACGTATCCGCGCCCATCATCGCGGCACGCCGGAAGTTTGCCGACGTTGTGACAACTGGAATGGTGGCAAGTCACTTGCAAGGGACGCTGCGGGCCGCTATCGCCGTGCGTCGGGCGAGAGGAGTGCAACTGGCGGCGGTTGACGACTTCGCGGCCAAACTCGCCAAGCAACTCGATTGGTCTGGCCGGTCCCTTGCTGACTTGTCGGCGCGGTATTTCGACTCTGCGAACATCGCGGCAAGGGACGCGACAGACGCGGCGGCTCAACTGGTGCTGGACAGCACCCGCAAACTGACAGCAGATGGCATCCCCACCAATCGCGGCGTGGATGAGATTCGCAAGGCATTGGATCGGGCCGGGCTTGGCGTGGAAAGCCCGCGATTGATTGAGACGGTGTACCGTACCGAGTTCCAATCGACGTATCAGGCGGCACGCTGGCAGGCGAACGAGGCCCCGGAGATTCAGGAGATTCTTTGGGGCTACGAGTATGTCACGGTCGGCGATGATCGGGTGCGCCCAAGTCACGCGGCACTAGAGGGAGTGCGGCTGCCAAAGGACGATCCGCGATGGGAGACGATCTACCCGCCGAATGGGTACAACTGCCGATGCCAAGTGATAGAGATATTCAAGAATGAACGCATCGCCCGCACCATCGAACCGCCCGCGCCGAAGGAAGTTGATGGTGTGCTTGTCGTCCCCGGTCCAGATGAGGGATTCGGCGTGAACGTCGGACTTATTCGCCGATGAAGGTCACAACGCACAACCTGCGTCGGGTGCTTGATGCCCTGACCGTGCTGGAACGCATGATCGTTCGGGCCGAGTCTGAGATTGCGTCGGGTGGCAGGTCAAGCGAAAACACCCACCGCTTGACGTGGCACCTGCGGGCGTGTTGGCGGTATCACTGCGGGGCGTACATGGATTCCAGCGTGGACGATGCGAATTGGTCACACGTTGCGATGGAGTTGGGAAACCGACTGGCTGGTCTGGATCGTGCCAAGAAGCCGGAGCGGTTGAAGATTGCCGATGCCCTGCGTTCATTCCGCGTGTCAGTGTCGGTGACTCGGGCCAACATCGCCGCTGGCTTGTGAAGCGTCTACCAATCACGAGAGGAAAGAAATCGCGTCGGCACGATTGACCGTGCCCACCTGCTACACATTCTCCGCTGTCGAATCACCGGCCAAGCCAGTAGGCGGGCGCGCCGTCAACGCTGGCGGCCAGCCGATCCAGCGTTTTGCCAAGGTCATCATCCGTTCCGGCGATTGGGTCCACCCCGCAACCGGCGAACCTGTCACGGTTGACGCGGAGCGGATTCAGCACTGGGCCGACACGTTCAATGAAATGTCCGCCGATGGAATCCGCGTTCCCGTGCCGGAGGACCACACGCGCGACCCCGGAAAGAACCGGGGCTGGGTTGTGTCTATGTCGGCCAAGGGCGACGAGTTGCACGCCATTGTCGAAATGATCGGAGACGACGCGATCAAACTAGCCGCTCGCGTCGATTGCTCGATCTCGTTTACCGATCAACTGCTTACCGCGTCCGGTAAGACTTTCGTTGATGCGATTGAACACGTCGCTCTGGTTGCGGACCCCGCAATTCCGGGCCTCGGATCGTTCCAAGCAGTTCAGTTGTCCAAGGCAGGCCCCAAGCGGCTTGCAAGGAGTTCACCGATGGAAGCGTTGAAAGCGATTGCCGATGCCCTTGGTATTTCTACCGATGGTTTGGATGAGGCCGGTTTGACCGCTGCGATCACCGCCAAGATTGGCGAATGGAAGGCCGCCAAGGAAACGGTCGATGCGAGTAAGGCCGAGGCCGACACCGCAAAGAAGGAATTGTCCGTCGCTCAGGATCAAGTGAAGGCCCTGCAACTCTCCGCCGGCAAGCCCATCGAGGTTGACCCCGACGTGATCGACTCGGCCACTCGCCACTTCAAGGGCCGCCTTGAATCGCTGGTGAAGGATGGCAAGGTCACACCCGCCGTATCTACCAAACTCTCCGCAGTCATTGTCGGCTCGGCCACTTCGCCAAACGCGATCTGTCTCAGCCGCAAGGCCGCGACCGCCGCTGGCTTTGCCGGTCCTCTTGGCGAGGCGATTCTCGACGCCCTGAACGAACTCCCCGCAAAGACCACCGAGGGCAAGGGCGAGCGTACTTCGCTCTCCCGCAACGTCACCGGAAGCGAAGACGCGCCCGCCGATGTTGACCCCGACCTGAACGCCCGGATTGCCGCCCTTGCTGGCAAGAAGGCCAAGTAATCGCACGCACCACCGACTGAGGTAGATCAATGACTACTTTCCAAGCCCCCAATGTTCCCGGCCTTTCCGCGATCAAGACTGCCACTCATCGCAGCGTGTTTGCTGGCGACGAGGGGCAGGTTGGCTATCTGCCAAACTCCAAGGTGATCGACGGAAGCAAGTCGCGCGACCCGTTGAATACGGGCAGCGTTGACATCCTCCGTGCTGGCTTGCTCATGGGCAAGATTACGTCCAGCAGCAAGTACGCACCGAGCGTTATCGGCGTGTCGTCCGGTGCGTTGGCAACCGCTGGCACCACTCTGGCATCGTCCGCTGCGGTGGCAACCGAATTGGTCCGCCGCGTCGGTTCTACTGGCACGTTCAAGTTGACTGGACCCGTCTCCGCGTCCGGCACTGCCCGCACATTGACCGCGACGTACTCGGCTGTCAACACCACCACCGGCGACATCACAATCACCGCACTCGGCACAAATCAGGTTGACCATGTGCGCTGGGCACCAGCGGCAACCGGCGGCAACGTCCAGATTCGTGTGCAGAAGGTCGATGGTACTTTCGTGACCACCGGCAATATCGCGTGGAATGCCACCGACGCAACCTTCCTCGCCAGTGCGAACACCGCACTCGATGCTGCGATCGGCGTTGCTGGCGCGGTTGTGGCAACGGCTATCTCTGCCACCGATACCGACTTGGGCATGGCTCTCACTTACTCCGGCACCGGCTACGCGGGGAAGACGTTCGTTACCGCAACCGTGGCACTCATCGGCACTTCGTCCACTTGGGCGCAGTCGTACACCGTGACCGCTGCGGTTGACGGTGCTTTCGTGTCTGGATCGCTGATCCAGCCAACGGACGGATCGGAAACCCCGCTCTCATTCATCCCTGATGGCCACGGCATCAAGGTGACCGATGAGGATGGCACCAGTCAGGATACCACCTTCGCAAGTTTTCCAGTGTCGGGAATTGTCCGCAGTTCCCAAATCATCAACTGGCCTTCGGACACCGGCATCCGCCTCTGGATTGCTCAGCAGTTGAACGCACTGCCGGGTGCCAAGTTTGTATTCGACCACCTCTTCTAATCGTGAGATTGGAAGTAAGCACGCACGCTCCGCGAAAGAGATTCACCAATGGCAAAGACCATCGAACAAATCCTCGGGTACAAGAACCTCACCGGCATCATGCAGTCGCCGACTCTCGGCGTTCCCAACGTATGGCCGGAAGAGTTCATGTCGCTTACCCGCGATATTGAAGGCGATTCGGCTGACATGATCGTGGTGAGTGCAAGCCGCCAGACCGCTCCCTCGGTCAACTACGGATCGGCTTCCAAGCGTGTGGCACAGGAAACGATCTCCGGTCGTTCCGGCAAGTGCATCCACTCATTCTTCAACATCACACACAAGGCCAGCACGCTTGTCGCCCTTCGCAACATGGACGATATGAACATGCAGCGGAAGGGCCAGCAGGTTGTGGATTTCCAGACACAGGAAGCCCGCCGCAAGTCTGACAACCTGCGTATTTCGTCCGTCAACTCTGTGATGCGTTACGGCGCGATCTACTTTGATGGCAACGGCAACCTCCTCCCGTCTTCGTCTGGCGCGGTTCTAACCGTGGATATGCAGGTTCCGGCCAACAACAAGAACCAATTGAACTCGGCGATTCAGGCGAGTTGGGCGACGGCTGGCACCGACATTCTCTTGTCGATGTCCAACGTCAAGAAGGCCGCTGTGCAGAATACTGGCCGCCCGATCAAGTACGCCTACTACGGCTCGGCCATTCCCGGATACCTCGCCAACAACACCGCGATCAAGGAACTGATGAAGTCCGACGCGGCTCTCACTTCCTCTCTTCGCCAGAACCGAATCCCGACCGGGTTTGGCATCGAGGGCATCGAATGGCGTCCGCTTGACGTTTCATACTTTGTGGATGCCGATGGTACAAACCGCGAATGGTTCCCGTCCGACTACGTTGTGTTCATGCCAGAAGTGGATCGTTCGTGGTACGAAATGCAACAGGGATCGTTCCTGATTCCTACCGATCTCAATCCCGCGCCCGACGTGAATACGGCTCTGGCCAACCTTGAGGCCCAATACGGCATGTTCAGTTACGCGGCATTGCTGCGTGACCCCGTGGCGTTGATTCAGTATTTCGGCGACACCTTCCTGCCCGTGCTGCGTGATCCGAGTTCGATCTATATCGCAGACACCGCGTTCTGATTCGTCAAATCGGCGGAAGCCGGTGAAGCCCCGCCGATCCTTCCCGGCGGGGTTTTCTTTTTGGAGTGGCAATGGGCCAGTATGCAAGCCAATCCGATGTAGAGACTCAGTTCGGAACCGCGAACGTGGCGATGTGGTCACAACTTGACCCCACCGCTGCGCCGACGACGACAGATACCGCTCGCGTGGCTGCTGCGATTGCGTATGCAGAGGACTTGGTAAATGACCGCTTCCGTGGCAGTAAATACACCGTGCCGCTGGTGCCCAATGGATCAACCCCAAAGATGCTGATTCGCTGGGTGTCGGTACTGGCTGGACTGTGGCTCTTTCAATCGCGTGCATGGGATCGGCAGGCAGACGCGGCGGCGCGAATGGCTGACTTGCGGATGGAAGTGGATGAGGAAATCCGTGCGTATGTGGCGGGTGCATGGACGCTGGATTGCCAACGAGTGAGAGGCGATGTGCCAACCGCCCCGGCGGTGATCCGATGAACGTGCGAATCAAAGTCAACATGGCCGATGCTGTCAAGGTGCCGAAAGAGATTCGGGCCGAGGTTGACCGTTCGATGGACGGCACCAGCGGCGGCGAGTTCGATGCCATGTATCGCCAATGGGCCAAGCGGTACGAGGCGTTTGTACGCCGTCGATTCGACCGTGCCAGCAAGGGCGACGGATCATGGGCACCGCTGACCAAAGAAACCATCCTGCGTCGCCGGGCCGCCAAGGGTGGCACGCGCAGGCAGGAACGCGACAGACTGCGTGCCCTTGCCAACAAAACCGACAACTTGAAACGCGAGAAAGCGTTACGCCAGAAGGCTCGGTCAATGGCGACGATGGCGGGTATTTCCATCCTGCGTGACACCGGGGCACTCTTCGCGGCACTGACCATCGGCACGCAAGGCAACTACCTCCGTCGCTTCCGTGGCGGAATCCGCTACGGCTTTGCCAATGTGAAGGTGGGCAAGCGTGGGCCGTCCCTCTCGCAGTTGGCCGCATGGCATGACGCGGGCGCGGGGCACCTTCCCCAGCGTCGGATTCTGGTTGACCCTGATAAGCAGGTGATCGACGGGATGCGTAGCGATGCCCGCACCGCGATTGGGGCGATGCTGAATCGCATCAAAGCAAAGAAGGTGAAGGGATGACTACCCCCGATCCAAACATCATCTACAAGCGTGTGGAGCGTGGCCTGTGGGCGGCTCTGGAAGCCGATGCCAACTTCGCGGTGACGGTCCAGCCAAACAATCGCATCAAGCACTGCACCGATGCCCAACCGGACATGGATAAGCCGTTCAATCTTCCGGCTGACATGCCCGCCGTTCGCATCGCGCCGAATGGTTGGAAGCGTTATGTGCGCGGGTCAAACACCTACGCCCTTGAGTTGAGTTATGTGCTGGAAGTCTGGACCGGCGACAAGCGGACAACCCGCTGGTACGGCGATGCACAGTGGTACGCGTGGATCGTGTTCCTGCGGATGAACACGGTAGACCCGTCAACCGCGATGAGTGGCGTGTCTGAGTTCGTCAAGATTGAGGCCGAGTCGGCAACTCAGGACTTGGCACGCTCAGAGACAACGGACATTGGTTGGATTGCGGCGATCGACATGAAGGTGGTTGTGAAGTTCGACATTGCGGTTATTACCGCGTGAGGTGATTCATGGGCGTTACGTCTGGTAAAACTGGTGCGGTGTCTGTGGCCGGTTCCGCCGTGTCAAGCGTGGCTGAATGGACACTGGAAGAGTCTGTCGTCCAGACCGCTATCGCCGGTTCCAATACGGCGGCTGGCACGATCAACGCCGCTGGCGTGTCGGACTGGAAAGGTTCTTTCCGTTCCTATGGCCGCGTGAATCCGCTGGACCCCGGCGCGACGGGCGCGTTCCTTGGCTACACCGGCGGGGCACGGGCAAGCGGAAACATCCTCGTTACCAGCATCGACATTACCGCCGATCTGGAAAACCTCACCCCTCTCGCGTGTGTGACCGAGTTCGAGGGCAACGGCGCGCTGACCTATCCGGCGACAACCGCCGTGACCGATGGCACGTCCCCGCTGATCTACGTCCCCTCTGGCGGCAAGGTGACATGGGAACCTATCGGGCAGTCGGCTTTCACTCTGGCCGTGTGCCGATCATGGAATCTGAAAGTCACTTGCGAATCCAAGCCCTACACCACTGAGGCGAGCGGTTGGCGTTCCAAGTTGTCGGGCAAGTTCGCGGCGACGGCATCGGCTTCGATCTATGAAGCGGACCTGACCAAACTGGAGGCCACGGCAACCTATCTGCGGGCTGGCACCAATGGCCTGCTGAAGTTGTATGTGGACGGGTCCAATTTCTTTGGCATCACCTATGCCAACGTGACCAGCATCAAGCCCATCACGCCCATCGAAGGGGCTGACCCCGTTGGTATCGACGTGTCATGGGCATGGACGGCGTTCGCGGACGTGTCGGGCACTGTCACGCGTGGCAGCATTGCCAAGCCCGTAAGCGGTTCTATCTGGAGTTGATCTATGGCCGAGGGCCGGGCGACAATCTCTTTCGAGGGTGAGAATAGCCAACTCAAGGCCAAGGCCGCTGAGTCGGAAGCCGCATTGAAGAAAACCGGCGACGCGGCGAAGTCGGCGGGTGGTGGGCTGGGTGCGGCTGCGGACAGCGGCAAGAAACTGTCCGGGGCTTTTGCATCAACCATCGGAGCGGTCGGTGCTGTCATTGGTGCGCTTGGCGCGGCCAAGATGATCGGCGACAAACTGAATGAGACGTTTGAGTCTGGTGCGAAGAAGGCCGAGAAGTTCGTTGCAGCCCTGAATCTGCAAGACAAGAACGCTGCCGCTGCCAACGCCAACAAACTGGCCGAGCGTCGGGCCGAGCTGGAATCGCAACTGTCGATGACGACGTTTGAGAACCTTTGGAATCACCAAAGGACAAACGGGGCGATCAAGGAAGAGTTGGAATCCCTCAAGAAAACCGAGGCATCGGTACGGGCACAGGCCCGCGCACAGGAACAGAGAACCAAAGAAGCGGAGAAGGCTAAGAAGGTCATCGAGGACACCGCCAACATCGAAGCCCGCCGCGCGGAAGCGGATATGGCGATGGCTCAGGCGGCGGGCGATGAGTTCGCGGCACGCGAGGCGCACCTTCAAACCATTCGCAAACTGGAAGCCGAGGCGGCCAAGGCCGCGTCGCTGGATGAGTTGCTGGCGACGATGGACCTCATCAACGCCAAGGAAGAGTTATACCGCAAAGCACGCGAGAAGAAAGCGGCGGATGAGGCCAAGCAACGCGAAGCCGACTTGAAGGCCGAGCAAGAGAAGGCCCGCAAGGAAGCCGACGACAAGATCAAGAATGCCCGCCGTGTCCGTGATGAATTGGAACGCCTGCGCCGCGAACAAGAGGGCAGCGTGTTTGGTTCGCTTGGCGACATTGGATTCGTCGGGCGCGGTGGCCGTGCCAGCACCTTCTACGGAGGTGGCCGCTAATGCCCGCCGTAATCAAGATTGACGATGATGGCGGCTATCCCGTTTCCAACGGCGATGCCTTGTCTGTCATTCGCTACATGGTGACAGGGCTGGCACCCGGCGAAGACCCGCTGACAGTGACCGGCGTACCACAGGATCGGTCGGCACTGGTGAAGTATGGCCGCACCTATCTGTGTGACGATGTTGGCGTGTCCGAGTGGGTTAGTCCATCTTCTTGTGTGGTCGAGGCTCGATTCTCAAATGACTCCCGCTGGCGTCGCGCCGATCCTCCATTGCCGGAGGACATGCGAAACTTCGAGCGGACGTACAAGAAGGTGGACGTTGCCGCGTTCGCATTCCTCAAGGGACGCGAGAAGGAAACACGTCCCGATGGCTCAGAGATTGAGTTCGATTGGTGGCACCGTAATGACTTCACCATTCCAACCGAGTGGCAGGTGCTTGGCATCACCGTCAAACTGGACCTCTACACCGATGCCGCGATCCTGCAAGCGATGGCGGCGGCGGATGCTCAGGCGAATCACATTCATATCTTCCCGGCCTTCCCTAATAAGTTGTGGCTGATGAAGCCATGCGCGATCGAGCGGCTTGCCACTTCGATCCGCATTTCGTATGTGTGGGAGCATGATCCCGGAAATGGTCCGGTGGCCTATCCATCGGACAGCGTGCTTGACGTGAAGTCGCCGATGGCACGCGGATCGTTTCAGGTCTATCAGCCGCGTCCGGCGATCAAGGGCTGGGTTGGATACGAGACGCCCGGCATCCTCTTGGCCGATCTGTTCCCGACAACGAACAACCCATTTTACACACCGAATGGATGGCAGGGCCTTCCGGGGAGTCCCATCTAATGAGTCAGTTCAACTCACAATCAGTCGGCGGCGCGGTGACCTCCGCACCTTTGGACCGTCCGGCATCGGGCAAGGTGATGGCTGTCCGAAACTCGCCCGGTCCAGCGCACCTCATGCGTTTCGACGTGGAAGCCAAGGGCGAATCAGGCACAGAAATCACGTTCAATAATGTACCAAACGCTGGCCGACTTGACCCGTCCATCGACTACGTTGGGCCGGCTGTTGGCGACAGGTGCGACATCTACTGGACCGGCAACCTTCCCGTATTTGTGTTCGGATGCTTTGCCAAAACCACCGACTGCGGGGGTGGGGCATGATTGATAAACACACCCTCTTTGCAACCGTTGAAGGCAACGCGGCGGTCGGCACTGAGATTGGCAAGTGGGGAATCCCCAAGTCCGCAACTCAGGCCAAGATTCAGGTCACGCACGATGGCACATATCCATCTGGCCTTGTCGTCAACGTGGTGTATTCCAACAACGGCACCAAATACAACAACCCGGCATCGGGCGCGATGGCGATTTCCGCCGCTGGGTTTACTCAGACTTTCGACGTGTCATGTGACACATTCATGGCTTTGTCTGTGAGCGTGTCGGGTGGCTCGTCTGTTCCCGTCACATACACGGTCGTCTTTACGCTGGAGAAATAATCATGGCTGATAAATGGCATGCAGGAGTCAACGGTGACTGGAACGATACGAATAACTGGTCGAGTACTAAGGGCGGTGCCACTGGTGTAGCCAAGCCAGCGAACACAAACGACGTGTACCTCTGGGTCGGTGCGGTGTCTCTTGACACCAATCTCGATCAATCAGCGGTGACGGCGGCAACCCTGAACATCCTCGAAGGGTTCGGGCTTCCATCCGGTGCAACGTCGCCGGTGGCTGGCATCACCATCGGTTCTGCTGCCGCCCCGCTGAAGATCAGCGCAACCACCGTGACCATCAAAAACACCCGCCTCTCTGCGATCTATTTGCAGGGTACCTACACCACCATCGACATCAAGGCCCTCGCCCCCGGCGGCAAGGTCTACATCGTCGGCGGCACGGTTACGAATGTGTACGCTGGCCAGACCGGACAGGTGGAGTTTGCCGACTCTGCTGAGTTGACGGGCACGCTTGAAACCAGCGGTGCGGTGGTGAAGTTGGGCACACAGGCATCGTCCCCTGATCTGGCTGTCTACGCAAGCGTCGGATCGTTCGTCGAATCCAAGCGGCTCATCAAGTCCGGCAACATCGAAGGTACTGTGGTGCTACTTGACGCGGCAAGCGTTCCGTCGTCGTCGAACATCACCGTTGGGCGTGGCGGCACGTTCAAACTCAACTGCAATAACGCGATCGGCGGGTCAAGTTCCGATACGCTTCGCGTGCTTGCTGGTGGCACGCTGACCGCACGCGAGAACCGTTCGACCATCACCATCAATTCCAAGGTGATCTATCACTCCGGCGCGACGGTCGATCTTCCTGTCGGCGTGGTGACCGCCGCCTCAACTCAGCCGGTCGGACCAACCGCAATCTCCCCTCCGTGATATATGGCAGACCCGCGATCAATCCTTACCGCGTCTCGCGCCGTCGTCCGCGTCGGTCGGGCATTGGCGCGGGCTACCGATGCCTGCATCAATCTCTGTTGCGGTGATCCGCCCCCGCCGTCGGGGTGCTGCCTCATCGTCTGTGAGGATGGGTGTTCATTCTTCCCGTGCAGTTCCGACTTTGCAATCCCATGCTACGAGATGGGTTCGTATCGGGCGGAAGTTTCAGACCGCTACGAAATGCACCTCTACCTCTCCGACTTTGAGACGGCGCGGCAGCGTGCGGGCGGAACGTGTCTGCCCGATTCGTGGTATGAAACCCGGCTCTATGAGAACGTCTGGAATTACAATTTCACCTGCAACCCGCCAACGGGTCAGGATGGATTGACCTGTAGTCTGGTGTCGCGCCGGTACAACCTTTCGTATTGGGACCCATCAATCTGCAACTACCGCGACTTCCCTTCGTTCGATCAACGCATCGGCCAGTGCTGGGATGGCGGCTTTCCTGTACCGCTGACGTGGGCTGGCCAAGAGTGCCCCGACTGGGATTGGCAGGGGCAGGCACCAGATGCCCTTGGAATCGCACCCTACCTCAATCACCTTACCTATCTCATCAGCGATGGCCTGCAACCGTGCGAAGGCACCGACCTTACCTACGTTGTCCATAACCCCCTTGGCCTGTATGACAATCAGGTGGTGACAATCGACGAGTGGGCATTGTCGCGCACCCCGACATTCATGCGGGGGATGGTGCGCGGCCGCGTGTCATTCCGCAATCCCGATCCGCCGTACTTTGGTCAAGAGGTCTTTCGCATCGAGTTCAACACGAATGCCTCGGCGCGGCTATCGGATATTGGCCCGTGTCAGGAACCGGGGGCGGGATGTGGGCAGCCAAACGCCTGCCCGAGTTCTCTCAATCGCCCACCGCGATCGCTTCGACGTGGGAACGTCCAGCCAACCGGAACCGTTGCCATGCTTGTGGGGATGGTCTAGTGCCCTGTGGATGCTCATCATCAATCCCCGCCCGTCAAGCCGTGGCCGCTATGTGTCACCTGTGCCCGTACGCCGAGCATGGGCCGTCCGCGTGGCGTGATGGGGCCGTGGCCTGCACCATCGACGGGAAGCCCATTACGGACCGCGTGGCGTGCCCCCGCGGGGTGTGGGGCGGCGGGCTGATTCGCTGGCTGGGAGTCAACTGGCGGGGCGTGCCGATGGTCCTGCGGTGGGTCTATCGCGTGGTCTACGGCGTGCCGCTCAAGAAGTGGGTAGGGTGTGGGTGCGTGGATCGGATGAAGCGATTGACTACTCCGTCTTCCTCACAAACACCATGACGTGAGGGCACTTGCTATACCCGTACCGCTCAACTGGAAGGGTGGTAAACCCCTCATCGTTCTCAACAATCCCAACCGCCGCAATCGCATCGCGAGCGTATTTCATCGACCCGATCAGATTGTCATCATCCCACTTGCGGGCCTTGAAGTGGCCGACGTACTTGATCGTGGCAAGTTTCCAGAGTGGTTGCGGATCGTCGCCTAATACGGCTCGAGCGATGCCCAGACACCTCGCCTTGTATTCTTTCTTGTGCTTGGCCAGTACCCGCCAGTGGCATCGGGCATTGGGCGAGAGTTGACGGGGCGGAACGGGGAACGCAAAGGCGTACTCAACCCGTGCCCCTTTCTGGCGGGAGTTGGTCATTGTCTTTCCTCTCTAATTCTGAGTGTGTGGCAGTGACACCGGCATGGTGTCTTTCGTCCTCCCCACAACATGCACGTTCTGCGCGTGCCTCCGGGGTCTTTGCAACAGCACACGGTCGGAACGACCTTGCCGTCGATCACGCTCTTTACCTCTGTCCAATACGTTCGGTATTTGCGGTAGGTAGTCATGGGTGATACCTCACTTCGATGGTTGGCTGTGGCTCGGATGGTGGGCGATAGGTCACGAGGCACGAGATACCGCTCACATAGACAGACACAATCTCTAGTTTTGCAATGTCGCCCTTCTCCATTCGATCCCGCATTTCTTCACGATTGGCAAACTCCATCACAGTTGGGCGCGACTCGCTCGCATGCCGCGCCATAACCTTCGGCGTCCTCGGCCACGCCAGCCAGAGCATTGCGATGATGACGATGATGGTGAGGGTTGTGATCATGCTTGCTTCCTCCGATGCTCCTCGCACCTTTGCTTTGCGGTTTCGATGGTGCCGTCGTAGGGGCCGGGGATGAATGGATCGCCTTTGCCAGTCTGCATGGCAAACTTGGCCGCTGCGATGTACGCCAGTTCGTCGTAGTTCTCATAGCCAAACGCGAGATACCCGCTCTGCACCCAGTGGATCGGCTTCATTTCGGTGGTCATTGGTCAAACTCCATTTCATCCTCTGGCGGAGGTCCGGGCAGCGTGCGGCGTTTGTCGTCTTGTGAAGGGGTGCCGACGTATTCCTCTGGCCGGTGGTCCCTCTCATCTTGTGCGTTTGTGTTCTGGTGACGCTGGCACTCCATACACACCATCGAACGGCTGGACGTGTCGCGCACCCCGCACCCAATACAGACGTGCAACTCAGCCATCGTTACCACTCCAATCTACGCTGTCGTCCGGTTCGCAGTACCCAAGGTACACCCCGCATGTGTAGCACCACAGGCAAGGGTCTTGCTCGAGATCGCCGGGCAGCGATTCCAAACCCCGCTCGTCCAGCCATGCCGCAATCTCGGCGGCGCGGATGCGTATCGCCCCGTTGTACGCCGTTTCCATGATCTTGTCTTTGGCCTGAATCTCGAGCGCAACCGGATCGGTGCGGATGTGCTCGGGCATCTTCCGCCAGCGAAGGCGGCGGTTGACGAGCAGCGTCGCGCCCCACACCAGAGAGTCAACGGGCCGGTCGAGATATGCGTCTGCGGAAATGTCTGTCATTGCTCCCTCCTTGCGATGAGTTTCCAGCCGCACATATTCACAAGTTCTGCGACCGCGTCCAGGTTGTGGGCAAATCTTCTTCAACCTCTCCAGCACGGTCATGGGTGCCTCGCTTTCAGCATTGCGTCGGCAAATGCGTACGCGTCTTGGGCTACTTCATTGCACCCCTCGTTCTCTGACGTTTGACCGTTCTTGTCGATGGCTATATCCCTAGCAAATGTCGAGAAGTCGTGCGAGTCGTCAAAGTTTCTGTCACCGAGAAGCGTGTTCTTGTAACACCCAATGATCGCCTGCATCGCCTTCGCCGCGAAATAGTCGCGGAGGGTCATGCCGGGGTGGTCACCGTTTGGACCGTTCACAGGAAACGCAGGTCCACAATCATTCACTTTCGCGTCGCTCACTTGCCACTTCCTTTCACGCCGTACTTGGCGGCATACTTCGCGTAAACCTGTTGATCGGATGCGCACTCGCTCATTCCGTAGCGACACGCCACGACACCATCGTTGAACGCCCTCTTCACCACCGCGTCGATGCGGCGGGCTTCCTTGGCGTGTCCGCTGGACCGCACCTCGTCAAGCGTCAACTTGAATCTCCGCATTTCCTCCCGCTCCCCGACCGTCGCTACCAGTGTGTCGAGGGTTGTGGTCATGGTCGCACCTCCGACCTTTTGCACACGATGTCTGGAGGTGTCTCTGGATCGGATTTGCGTTCGTTGAGCGTCCTCACCGCCAAGGTTTGCAACGCTCGCTCCCACATCGTTGATGGATTACGCCACGTTTTTATGGCGTGAGCAAGAGCCATTTCGTATTCGCTTATCAACTCAGGCGTGATAGCGTCTGCCGATCCCGTGGTTTGCTCGTGAAGAATCTCGATCAGAGTCAGAATTGTGATACCTCCACGCCGAGGATCGTGTGGTGCTGGCGGCCACCACGACGGCCTGTAAGCGTTGGCACAGTTAGCACACAGACGATCATCGTCCTCGTCGTGCTGCGTTCCACATCCCTTGCAATACGAACTCATGCCTTCTCCTTTATGCCCAAGATGATTTCCCACGTCGTTACGATTGATTCAGCGGGCCTGCCTCTTGCGTACTCAACCCAGTCCCATCGGTAGATCGGTGTCTGTTGATAACGCTGAATCTCCCAGTGGTCCTTGCCGATCAGGATTCGCGTGTCATCGGGAAGGTTGGTTGAAAGGTGTGCAACTATGGCATCGACGGCCACTTTGTAAGGCAGCCCGTCTGGGCATATGTCGGCCACCCATTTATCTCCAGCAAAGCGAAGTAGGTAGCCAGTGTCGAGGATTGGTTCCTTCTCCACAATCGCCCTGTAGCGGGCCTCGAAGTTATCCACGCTTCACCCCCAGCCGCTTGCGGTTTGCGGGGGTGTTGGGGACGAGCAGGTATGGCTTTTCGCAAGCATGAAGCTCCGTTCCGATGCACGACAGCGTTTCGCCCTTCAGTGCGTACATGCCGCACTGATGCTCTCCGGTTGGGTCCGACAGCCACGCTTTGCGAATTCCCTTGGCCGCTGGTGTCCGTTTCTTCTTCACCTTCTTACCCATTCGCCACCTCCTCAGAATGGCAAGACCAAACTGGACTTGCCTGATTTCTCTGCCACCTTCTCGATGCACTCACGACAGCACGCCACTTGAATCCCGTCGTCGTCGGAACGTTGATACCACTGGCGCGGCTTGTGGTAGTTGCCGTCTTTGCCCTCTTCCATCTTCGCTCGCTTGCCGCAACCGTCACAGATGATTTCAGCCGCCACCACACACCTCCTCAATGTCCTTGTCGGCCACGCCCTTGGCTCGCAACGCTGCGATGCAGATGGCGATGCAGATGTCGTCGTTCAAGACGTGACACCACCGCTTGTTGCCCTTGACGGATGCCATTCCCTTTTTGATCCCATATGCGTTGAAGGTCATCAACACCTCCATCGCGTGTGCGATGTTGCGGGAGGGGTCGAACTGGTTTGGTGCCCAATCAAGGCCTTCGATGATGCGGTACTTCCCTTGCTGATCCCGATAGCCGATGATGGTTCCGTCTTGGACCTCTCGTCTCCACCCCATCACCCGCTCGGCCACCAGTGCGTTGATCGCGGCGTGGTTCATGGGGCCTCCAACTTCTTGAACTCCACCACCCACACCAATGGGTTGTCAAACCACGACCCATACCCGTTGATTGATTCCCATAAGCATTCAAAAGCGTGTTTTGCTGTTCTGTGGGCGGGTGCTTCTGTGTCACGCTCTCCCATGTAGTTGGTCATGCGTACGCCGGGAGATACATATCTGGTCTCGACGTGGATTGGAGGAGACACTTTGATGACGCGCGAGTAAATGCCCTCTGATTTCGCATCCTCCTCGCTGATCTCCTGCAACCTCTCCACCCGCACGCTCACAACTTCCAGCGTGATGCGGCTGGCCCATCGCGGCATGAACAGGCTTGGCCTCCACTTGCGGTCTGCGGCTCGTTCGTCGATCTTGAAGTTTGCAGGCTCAGACAACTTTGCCCAAATGTCGCTTACGCGGTCGCTCCAATCCTCTGACACCTTGCACATCCGTACTTTTCCGTCCGCTGCGTATTCGATGAACGGCTCGCCGTCTTCTGTGAACCCGACATATTTCCACTTCTCTCGGCAATACAACCGATCGCCGGGCACGCCGTAGGGGCAGGGAACTGACCTCTCAAATATGGCAATGCCTCCCTGTCCATTCAGCGGCACAAACTCACCTTTGCGCCCGTGGTTGTAATATGGTGCCGTCACAACGCGATCGACGTGGCTGCACATTGCCAGATTTGGCCATTTCACCACCCGCCGCGTCTGCGTCTTGCAGCCTTCCATGATCGCGCGGACCATCGGGCCTGAGAAGGGGATAGGTCGCTCTTTCATGCTCCCTCCCTCGCCTTGGCAGCGTCGGTGGTGGCTGCATCGTGTTTACGCAACGCTTCCGCCGCACGGTCCATCAGGACAACCAGTCCAGCGGTCGTGTCAAGTTTGACACCGAGGTTCTTTGGGTGTGGCGGATATGGACCGCGCGGATTGTTTTCGCCATGCCATCCAGCAACCAACTTTCGGATGCCGAGTTTGTCAACGCACGCGAGAAGTTCTCGCGATTCTTCGATAAATCCTTCCAGCACCTTGCACCGGGCTTCGAGGGTGCGAACATGCGCCGCAACGTCGCCGGGCTTTGGCGAGTGGCCCAGCCCGCACTCCACGGCGATGTTGTCGAGTTCGTGGGCCGCACCGTGGCCGGTGGTGCGGACGCGCAGGAGTTCGGCTTCGAGGGTGGCGATGAGTTTCGTTGCGAACGCCAATTTCCGGTTGGCGTCTTCGACGGGTTCCGCTAGATACGCGACACCAGCGGTTTCGACGCGGACCGTCTCGGTGTGCGGATCGACGTTGATATGTCCACCCTCAACCAGACGGGTGACAATCCGATCCATCTCGCGGTACTCTGGACTGCGTTCCATCACTCTGCCTCCTTTGCGGAGAGGGCGGTTTCTGCAATAGTGAGTGAGTTGTTTATCACGTTCTCAGCGTGCTTCAATGGGTCACGGCTGAAAGCACCTTCACCCTTGGCGATTTCCTTCAACGCCTTCTCGTACCGATCGCGTTCTGCCCTCAACCTCTGAATCTCCCCCGCCGGGTCCGCCATGCGTTCGTGGGTCTTGACCCACTCGCCGTTCACCTTCGAGTAGCCACCGCAGGCGTTGACGCAGAGGCAGGCGCGCTCGCACCTTGCACGCGACAGCGGCGAGTGTGTGTCATCGTGAACAAACGCACCAATGAAATCGCCGTTGGCTATAAGTATGTCGTACCCGTTGTTGGGGCACTGTGTCCATGTTTCGTTCAAGTCCATCGGCTTGTCGAATGTCTCTGGCGTGTGTCCCATCACTTCCCTCCCTTCGCGGCGAGGGCTTGCAGTGCTTCGTTCAACCACGCCGGTTGTGGACCACTCCACTCCATGCCGTTGTGGTCCGATGCGCACTCACGGCACGCACGCCTAAGCACCGTTTCCATCGCTCTCCACTTCGCCACCTGTGCGGGGTCGATCGCGTAGAGCGGAACCGCAACGTGAGGGCTTTCGCCTTCGGGACAATCTGAGTTGAATAACTCGGCCTGCTCATGCGCATCGTCACCGTCACCAAAGAGCAACGTGTCATGTTCATGCCCCGGTGGACAGTTGACTGACCATCCCAGCACTTCTAGCCCGGCTGCTTCTAGCACCGCCTTGGTTGCCTTTGAGTCCGCTCGTGCCCGCATCTGATCCTCATGCCACTGCTTCTCGATCTGTCGCAACCGCTCAATCTCTGCGGCGGGGTCGGCGACACCGGCGAGGGCGTTGACGCAGAGGTCGGCACGAGCAAGGTTTTCGTCTGTCAGCACAATTTGCGACGCTGGAATGATGGTCTTTCCATAGTCGTGGCTAATCCTGCCCTTTCGTTCTAGCGTGTACCACTTCTCTGGTGTATGACTCACTTCTTCCTCCCTCCCTGCGCTCCGGTTGAGCGGGGCTTGCTTTCCTTGCCACTGAAATTGCCGACACAGGCAAACAGCACCCCGGCTGCCCTGCGCGTGTCGCCAAGGTGAAGGTGGTCAGCCAACCTTGCACGATCGACAAGAGACAGCGAGCGGTAGAGTTCGCCGTACTTCTTCATCATGGATTCGATTTCGCGTCGCGTGTGCTTCTTCACTTCCCCACCGCCTTTCCTGCCGCTGCGTTCTCAACCTGCTCCCTCAGCCACTTCTCCACAACGGGATTGGGTGCAAAGAACAGGTGTGACGCAGACGGAATCATCAACCTGCCAGCGTCGAGCGTGTCCATCCGGCGTACCTTCGCGTCTCCACAGCATTGGGCAAAGCCAGCCATGCAGTGCGTGGTCTTGCAGTCGGTCTCATCGTTGTCGTGGTTCCACCCCTCACCGTGCCATGTGTTCATTTCAAGGCGGTCGATGTTGGCGAGAATGGTGCGGAAGATTTCGATTTCGGCTGGTGTCGGCTTGCCGATCTTTACGTCACCGATCTTGGCACCGCTCGCGTAGATGCCGTCACCGATCTTGGCACCGCTCGCGTCGATGCTGTAACCGATCTCGGCATTGCTCGCGTAGATGCCGTCACCGATCTTGGCA